AATCCAAAATCTAATCCAAAGGAAGTTTGTAAGTTATTAGGATTGAATGCGCCAAATGTCCAATTAGTAAATACTACTCCTTCTGCTTTGTTTACCCAACCACCTAAAACAATATGTTTGTATTTAGCAGGATTGTTTTCTCTTATTCGTTCTATTTCGTTTAAGAATGATTCATCAAGGTTTTCAAGGTTATTCATGTAGGTAGTATGAATGTAGGTTGCATCTTGATGTATGCCAGTATAGCCCTCTATTACTCCTCTCTCTTCAAAGAACTTCTTGTATATCCAATGTTCTTTTGTTGCAGGGTTTAAAATTAATATTATTCGGTTCTTTTTACCTTTTTGTCGTATTGATAGGTTTATTTTATCAAATGTTTTTTCATCTACTAATTCCTCTGCTTCGTCTAATATCCATGTAGTAACCCCTTGTAATGATTTTAAGTTTGCAGTTTGGTCACCGCTTGATGTTTTTATACCTTTAAATAATATTTCACTACCTGACCTTTTATTCTTTATTTCGCTTTTTAATATTTCAAAATCATCTTGTAATTCAAGTAGTTCAATTTTTTCTTGAAATTCAGGAATAATGGATAAGTGAGCAGAAGTCATAGTTTGCCTTGTAAATAATATCCGATGCCCACGTTCATAACTTAGAAGTGATGCGAACCTACCTATCTCAAAAGACTTACCCGAACCCCTGCCACCTGTTACAATAAAGTAACGTGTATCATTATTCAGTTGATTCCAAATCGGTTTGTGTCTTGCTATCATATAGTTTGCTTATATCAAAGTTTTCATTTCTGTTTGTGTTCTCACTTTCAACAAATGTCATTGATAGCTTTTTAAGTTCTTCAGGTGTTGCAATAAGTTTCATTAATGCCATTTGTAAAGCAGGTGCATTTGATGTATACCATTTAGAACGCATTGATACTTTTAGTGTTGTGCGATTTATTTCTAATAATCCTTTTAGCTCGTTAAGTTCGTTAGAGTCTAATGGGTAGTATTCATAAAATGTTGGCTTTGAAATTGGAATAAATGCTACTATGTCTTCAACAAAGAATAGTTTGTGTTTTATTATTGCTTCTTTTGCTTGTTCAAATATTTTAGTCTTGTCGTATGCCATTTCGTTTTATTATTAATGTTGGGTCTAACTTTTTCATTCTGTCTATTATTACTTGGCAGTATTTAGGGTCTAACTCCATACCATAGCATTTGCGTTTAAGTTGATGTGAAGCTACCATTGTTGAACCAGAACCTAAAAAAAAATCTAATACAATTTGATTTTCTACGCTTACATCTTTTATAGCCTTTTGTATTAAATCTATTGGCTTCATAGTTGGGTGTTCTTTTGGTGGAACTCTATCAAATTCCCAAATATCTTGACCTCTTCCATTTTTTAATTCAACTCTTCCTTTATGGGCAAAAAGTATTATTTCATATTGACCTCCATAAGCACCTTTTAAATCACCCATTGACCAATTATTTTTCTTCCAAATAACAATATTTTTTAATTGCAAACCTGCATTTTCTATTTCTAATAACCATTCTTTTAAAGTTTGCCATCCACAAAAAACATAAAAGGCAGTATTATCATTTGAAAATAAGAAACCATTAGGTAAAAAATTCAATATTTTATCATCATTCAATAATTCCTTATGTTTATTTTGATAGTTACTTTCATATTTATAACCATAAGGAGGGTCTGTAAATACCATATTAGCCTTTTGTTCATTCATTAGCTTTGCCACTTGGTCGCTATCTGTACTATCCCCACATAACAATCTATGCTCTCCTATCTCAAATAAATCTCCTAATACTATATCCGTTTCAATACATCCTTCAGGTGCTTCAAAGTCATCTTCTTCTGCTTCTAAATTAGTTACTTCAAAGTTAGGTATATCTAATCCCCATTCAGTTAATTGCTCTGTGTCCCAGCTGTTAGCTAAGTCACCCCAATTCCATTCTCCAAAGCCTACATTGTCTTTTATTATAAATTCGTTTTGCTGTTCCGGTGTCAATTCACTTGCTTTAATTATTGATACTTCTTTTAGCCCTGCTTCAATACAAGCCTTTAATCTCATATTCCCACCAAGCACTATCATTTCATCATTAACAACTATTGGTCTTATATCCAACATTTGTGGGAATTCTTTTATTGATGTAACAAGTTTTTTAAATTTGTCATCTTTAATAATTCTTGGGTTATTGGGATTGCTTTTTACTGCGCTTATTTTTACTGTTTCTATTTTCATAAATGCGTTTTGCTCATCGTAAAGACAAACGGTTTTATTGGGTTTGTATTAAATTGTAAATAAAATTCATATCTGCTTTGCCATTGCCGTGAATTATTGTTGGTTTAAAGTTATCTTTAGTTATAAATATATTGTTTTCTATTTTATAATCACTTGGCAATATTCCACATAATGTCTGAAATACTCTACAATCGTGGTCAATACCTATGCTTGGATTATCAAGTAGCCATTTAGTTGCTATACGTTGGTCATCTTCGCTTTCGTGTATTTGTTTTGATTCCATTAGTTTTATAAAGGTTTCTGACTGCATATAGTAAGCACCACTATTTAAGAACCTGAATTTAGTATTTGGTTTTGTGTATTGCTCACGTTCCTCATATTTAGATAATTGGTTTTCATCAGGCCAGCAATTTACTTCTGAATTAAATAAGCAATTCCAATATAACTTACGTTTAGTGTTTGCAGGTGTATCTAAAAAGAATGTATCATATGCATCAACAAATATAAAATCTTTAATAGTTGGATTTGCTTTTAAGTATTCATAGGTTCGGTTTAACTTCGTTCCAAAGCCTTGCCATTGGTTTACTTCAATTATATGATACTGCCAACCAAAGTGATTAAGTGACCTTTCAAGTTGAAAACATTTGCTTCGGTTATCTGCTACTGTTAATACTATCATAGATTTTCAATTTCTTGTTTAACTTCTTGCCAATATTCAAAATCTTCTTTATCAACTCCAAGTATTATTTCTAAATAATGTATCATTTCATCAACTGCTAATATTGCACATTTTTTAGCATCTTTTTTAACTCGTCTATTTCTATCTTCATCATTTGGGTTGTTAAACTTTAAATCACTAACAAAATCGTAATTTATTAAATTAGAATATTTTAAAACTAATTGTTCTGCTTTTTCTTTTGGTTTCATATTTCTACTTTTATTGGTATTGTGCCATTTATTAATCCATCTTTGATTTTATAAAACTCTTCCATTTTCTCTCCTGCATATTTTCGTTTCCATTCGGTGTAAGCATCTCCACCTACATCAATATGGTCTATGTCAATGTGTGGCAGGAATGCTAATTTATAACCAAGTAGTATTGCTCTAATACAAGCTAATGTGTCATCAAATCCATATACTCCTGCTTGCATTAATCCACCCATTTTATTTATTAATTCAGGATGAAACATTTGAACTGTTCCCATTATGTCTGCACTTTCTTCTACTACTACCCAGTTGTCGCCTTTTTCGTGTGGTAGCATTTTAAGTTCTGTTTTCCAATGGTTATTTGCATTTGGTGACTGCATTAAGTCTTTGCGTTTTAAACCTAATATTCCATAGCCACCAAGTTTCATTGCTAACTCCATTTCTTCTACCCAACCATAGTTATTTATAACAACATCGTTATCCATTTTGATAACTGTTTCGTTTGGTTTACGATATGCCCATGCTTGATTAATTGCTTTTGCAGTACCTACATTTTTGGTGTTGGTTATTACTGTTATAAATTGATCGTAATCTTTTAAAATATTTTTAGTTTCTTCACATGAATCATTATCAGTTACAATTATTCTATGTTTACTAAAATCAACTGTTTCAACTAAACTTTCAATAGTTTCTTTAGTATATTTTGACCTTCCGTTTTCTACTGTGTCGTGGCAACACATGCTAATTAATGCCATTACTTTTTTATTTTTATATTAGGTTCATTTAATTTTACCCACCTCACCATATTTTTTACTGCATCAAGATTGCAAGCAGAACAATCGCCTGACCTCATACCTGTTACCTCGTGGCTCAATGATTTAATTTCTAATAGCTGTTGACTTGTACCTACCCAACTTGTTTCGTTATCAAATATTTTTACTAATTCTAAAAGGCTGAATCGGTTATCACCTTTCTTTTTCATTGCAAAATATATTTCATCAAAGTTTCTCATATCTTATTTTTTATAAAGTTTTATCCAAATATTTAGCCAAATTATCTGTATGTCAATTATTATTTTATATCCACAATAATTTGATGCTTTAAAAATTCTAAACATAATTCCAAAGTCTTGCCAATCCCAATTAAAATCTATTCTCATATCTTATACATTATTCGTTTTAGTATCATTGAAAAGTAAGCAGCATAACCTGCGACTGCAAATGCTTGTGTGTAGTGTATTAAATCAAATTGAATAGTTATTACACAAATCCAAAAAGATAAACACACATTGCAGTTAAATGGCTTAAAATCTAACCACGTTGGTAGTTGTGTTAAACTAAAAAAGGCAGTGAACAGCATTGCTATTCCTATGCAGTATATTATTTTATCTATCATAATTTTAAAATGCTTTTATATGCTTTGTATCTTGCTTCAGCTATTCTATCAATGTGTTGAACTTGAACATCTAAATATAACTGTTCGCTTAAATCTTCAATCATTGCAGGGTTTTCAATTAACTTAACCATGTGCTTATACCAATCGTTTTTATGCTTAACTACTAAACAATTTTTGCCATGCTTTAACATTGGTTCATACGGATGAACATTACTTACTATGCAAGCCTTCTTTTTAAATCCACTTTCAATAAGTTTTAGGTTTGATTTAAGCCTATTAAATCGGTTATCTCTTAAAGGTATAAGTGATACATCTATTTCATCGTAGAACTTTGCATACTCGTTTATAGTTGTGCTTGGGTACGTTGCAAATTGCCCTTCTTTTGCTTTGCCTTTACATGATAGAACTCCTGCTATTGCCATTGAAGTATCATCGTAATTACTATAACCACCATAAATTACTTGAAATTTATCTTTTAATCTATCTTGAGTGTAAAGTGAGTACAAACCATCGTGCATTAGTAACACATCTTCAAAGTGTGTAATCGAACCACTCCAACCAAATTTTACTATGTCAAGTTTTCTTTTTGCAAACTTATACTGTTCCTCACTTGGGTTTATTGCGTTTGGTATTTCATAAGCATTCGGTTGGCTTGCTTCGTACTTTAGAGTTCCCGATAAATATTCGTGTGTTGTTGTTATTGCTTTTGCGTAGTGTAATGCTTGTAATATTTTAGCTGCGTGGTTTTCTTGCTTTGCTGCTTGTTGTAGTATGTGCCAATTAGGTAGCCTATAATCATCATCAATGTCTAATACATAAGGCACGTTTGCATCTTTTAGTTTTCTTATTACATCGTTTCCATTTACTCTACTTATAAATCGGTTAGCTATAATTAAATCAAAGCCTTGCAGGAACTCTATTGTTGCGCTGTCTATTTCATTTATTTGGTACATATCCACACTTTCCTTAAACATTTCTGCCATTCGTTTATGTGGTTGCAATAGTCGGTGATAGTCTACACCACTTATGTTAGGATAACTCGGAATTATTACAAGGATTTTCATTTGCAAATTTTTTAATTTTTTCTTTTACACTTCGTAATGCTGAATAACTTATGCCAGTTATTTTACTAATCTTTCGCATTGATTTATGTTCTGCATATAGTAACACTATTCTGTTTTCAAACTCACTGCACCCAAGCATAAAGTTTTCTATTTTCTTAAAGTCTAAATCGCTGTCATCAATAATTCTTTCGGATTCACTTTCCATAAATTCATCCATTGGAATTTCTTTACTGAATAGTTTTCCTAACTTGCCATTGCGAGATATAATATTTTTAGCAACACAATAATACCAAAACTGCAAATAATTTAAAGTGGGTAGTCGTTCAGCAGGAATAGTTAATATTTCTATAATAACCTCCTGAAATATGTCATCACTATAACCTGCATCTAACTTTTTACAAGTATCAAGATAAGCAGGATTTTTAGTTATTTCGTTTATTAAATCATCACGTTCCAAATTGTTACCATTATTGGCGATGCAAAGTTTACCCTATTGTTTTTTAAGTATTCAACAAGTTATCAACTAAAATTCTTTTAAATTGTTTAATAATTTTATTTCACTTTCTAATTGCTTGATTCTTTCGCTAAATATTATTTGGTTTGTTTCAAGTTCCTGCACCTTTTGGCGATAAATAATTGATTCAAAGTAATACTTGCCATATTGTTGTTGGATTAGGTAAAGTGTTTTAAGGTGCTTTTCTGCGGTTATTTTTCTTTCGCCTACACTTTGTATAACCTTTGCTTCAAAGTCTTCTATAAATGATGCAAAGTGCCAAAGATTAATATAATTTGGTTCACGTTGTGTCATTAGATTTGTAAACCCACAGTATTCATCCATAATCAATCTTAACTTTTTGTAGTCGTTTGTGCGAAGTTCGTTTAACTTTTGCTGCTCCTCTTGGAATTGTTTAAGTTCGTTCATTAGAATGGTACTTCTCCTATTAGTTTACTTCTATCTATGCTTGCAAAGCCTATAAAATCGCCTTTCTCCCTTAACTCTTTGCCTTGACCTGCATAACATATTCTACCCTCAATGGTTTCTCTGTATCTTGATTTTTTCCAATCAAATTCCAATTGTTGAAATACTGATTTTGCTCTACCAATTGTATCAGGTTTTACTTTCCAAAAGTATGCATCAATATTTCCATGCTCTCTATCTGCCCAGTCTATTGTTACAAGTGTTTTACCATTTCTAAACCAAGCAGCACCACCACTTATATCGTGTGCAGTTGGTATTCTTGGTTTCTTGGTTTCTTTGTCAAATTCAGTAGACTTTGGATGTGAAATAGTCATAAAGTGTTTGTGACTTGCTTCTGCTAATTCATTTCGGTAACTTAAAATAAAATCTAAATATTGGTCTTCTCTGCCTGTATAATCGTGATATAGGTTTTTCCAACTATCAATAAAACAAGTATCAATTCCGCCACTATTGTCTTTATAATCTACTGTAAAATTCCATAAATCCATAGGTGTTAAAGGTTTTTTTACATCTGATTTTGTAGCTATTAAAAAGTGTGTATCAATAAAAGCAGTTGAACTAATTAATTCAGTATTTGTTATTGAGTTTTGATACCCTCTAAAACTTCTTTTAAAGTGTTTTACAAGCAACTTTCTTCTTATTTCATTATAACTACCTATGTCAGGTGCATAAATCAAATGGCGCATACCATAAACTTCTGATTGATGGAATAATAATTCTAATCCAAATTCAGTTTTACCACTGCCTGGTGTTCCTGTTATATCTGTGATTCCATCTTTTGCAAATTGAAATATACCATTTAAACATTCAAATCC